CTCCAACTGCTCAAGGACGACAGCAGTGCAGAATGACAGCCCGACACCCAGAAGGATGATCAAGCCAGCAATCTGATGCAGCACGTTGGTTGCCGACATCACCGCAACGGCAGCCAGAAACCCGAGCGCGCTGCATGTGAACAGGAAAGCCTTCAAGCTATCGAGGCCTCTTGCCCGCCGCGTTGAACGGAACCAGCCGCACGTCGTCGTCCTGGACGGGTTGCTTCGTGTTGATCTTGTCCAGCAGTGCGCGTTGGGCTGGGGTGAGATCGCGCAGCATCTCGGCGAGCTGTTCCACGCGCCGCTGGTCTTCGGTGCGATGAATCACCGGGTCGAGGTCCGCGCTGAGGAGCGTGGGCAAATCAATGCGAAAAGCCAACGCAATCGCGGCCAGCGTGTCGATCGATGGCGATGGCCCTTCCCCGTTCGTGACATGTCCGATGGTCCTGGCACCTAAGCTCACCGTGCCCTGACTAAGCCGGGCCGCTTCATCGGCGATCTTCTGGTTCGACGCCAAATGGGGATTCGCGCGCTTTAGCGCGCGGACGTTGCTGGCGACCAACTGGCGATAGTCGATCTTCATTTTCGTAAACGGTATCGCACTTCGTGCGCCATGTGTGGCTTGACCATCAGGCCATATATGGCGCACACTTTGCGGCATGAACGAACTCTCACTGTTAGACCGGGTCGTGTGCGCCCTCAACAACCGCAAGGGCCACTGGCAGAACATCGCGCGGGAAGCCGAGGTTCCGTACCACACGCTCTCAAAGATCGCGCGCGGCGCAAACAAGGACCCGGGCGTTCGCAAGGTTGAGCGGCTTGCGAACGTGCTGCTCAGGGCGTCGACGTGAGCTACTTCGCAGCTTCCGTGCCAGAAGGCACGCACTGGGCCGACACGGTTACAAACCGCAGGTCGGCCTGCTTCTGCGCCATGTTGCGCACGGTCTTCCCGGCGCTTTCGCATGCCTCGCGGTCGGTAAAGGTTGCCGTTGTCATGGCGGGCTGCTGCCACATGTTCAAGCCGCCGCCTGCGGCCGCGCTCATCACCACGATCAGTATCCACTGCGTCATCTGAACCTCCGAGGTAAGGGGAAAACATGTCCGCATCATCGCGCGCTGGTACCGGGATTAAGCGGGATCAATCATCCCGGTACGTGCAGATGCCTCTGGAATTCGCACCTGGGCTGACTGAGCGTCATCCTACCCTGCTGGCCTGCTGCCACGAGTCGGCGGTGCGCTGCGATCGTCCAATGAAGGCGCTGGCCGCCGACATGGACATGAGCAGCTCCGATCTCGGGCGCAAGCTCGCGCCGGCCGAGGGCGATCCGCGCCGACTGTCGGTCGACGACCTGGTGCGCCTGATCGACGCCACCGGCGACCTGTCTCCGATCTACTGGCTGATCGAGAGGTTCGCCATCGACGATGAGGCGCGCCAGCGTCGTGCCCAGGCCGAGCTGGCGAAGCAGCTGCCGGGCTTGATCGCGCTGCTCAAGCAGGTGGGGGTCGGGTCGTGATGGCCGGTGCGCCGCCGCCCGGCACGCTGCAGAAGCGCCCGCGGCTGGCGAGCGAGTGGCAGCGTCGCCTCGAATGGGCGCGACAGCCTACCGGCGGATGGAAGCCGGGCGACTACTGCATGACGCCGTCGGGCCGACTGGGGCGCGTCGTGTCTAAGTCTGACGACGGCCTCGCGCTGCAGTACGTGCAGGAGGAGTGCGGCGCTGGCCGAGCGGCCGTCGACGTGACGCTCAGGCTGCACCTGTGCCGATGGCTGTCGCCGCGCGAGGTGCGCGCGCTCCGGCAGCCGAATGGTGGAGCAAAAAACGAAGGAGGTGCCGATGCTGCTGCGTGACCTGTCCGTGCGGGTGGTGTCTTTCTCCAGCGAGCCGATCCGTAGCGTGGCCGGCGATCGCACCGATTACTTCCGCGACTACGATCAGATGCGGGCCAACGACCCGATGCGGCGCCAGCAGATCCGCACCGCGATGAAGCGGTATCGCCAGCGGCGGAAAGCCACGAAGTGACCCTGGCCGTGCGGAAGACTCGCGCCGAACTGCGCGCCGAGCTGCCCGATGTGGCGGCATTCGTCGACGCCGTGCGCGACGCATTCGGCGACCAGGTGCGCGTGCTCGGCATCCGTACGCCCGAGTGGACGATGGGCAAGCCCGACCAGCCTGCCGGCATTCGCCTGTCCGACTGTGTCTGGGATACGCGCCCTACGCCGGTCGCCCCTGCTGCTCACCGCCGACGAGCCTGACCCTTCATGGCACCCACGAACAAGCCGCCGATCGACTTCGGCCGGATAGCTGCCGCCGCGCTCCAGCAGGCCGACACACTCGTCGAGCGGTGGTTGCCCGGCGGGAAGCGGGTCGGTCACGAATGGCAGTGCGGATCGCTGGCCGGGGATGCGGGCAGCAGCTGCTCGGTCAACCTCAACACCGGCGCCTGGGCCGACTTCGCGACCGACGAGGCCGGCGGCGACCTGATCTCGCTGTACGGCGCGGTGTATCAGCTGCGAAACGGGCCAGCCGCCCGCGAGCTGGCCGAGCAGCTGGGCATGGCCGCGAGCGAGGCCCAGCAGCCCGAGCGTGCGCGCCGCGCGCCTGAGCCGAAGGCCGAGCCCGCGCCCGATGACGATCGCTGGAGCGATGCCGGCGAGTGGCCGGAGGATGGCCCGCCCGCACCGGTGGCGCATGTCGTGCGCGGCCGGCCTGTGCTGTCCTGGTGCTACCGCACCGCCGCTGGGGGCATCACCGGCTACGTGCACCGGTTCGTCACCAGCGACGGCGGAAAAGAAATCCTGCCCTGCGTGTGGTCGCAGCACCCCACGAAGGGCAAGGCATGGAAGTGGCGGCAGTGGGATCAACCGCGCCCGCTGTACCACCTCGATCTGCAGGCCGACGATCGCCCGGTGCTGGTGGTCGAGGGCGAGAAGTGCGTCGACGCCGCGGCATCGGTGCTCGGTGCGTCGCACTGGGTAACCTGCTGGTCGGGTGGCGGCAATGCGGTGCACAAGGCCGACTTCGGACCTTTGGCTGGCCGGCGCGTGATCCTCTGGCCCGACTGCGACGCAAAGCGTGACAAGGCCGGCACGGCCCTGCTGCCCGAAGAAAAGCAGCCCGGCGTGAAGGCGATGGAGAAGGCCGCGCAGATCCTGCTCGAGCTGGGCTGCGACGTGTCGATCGTGGCCATCCCCCGCCAGGGCGATCGACCAGACGGCTGGGACATTGCCGACCTGATCGCCGAGGCTGGAGACAACGCCAGCGCAGCCGTGCACGCATGGCTGCGGGCCGACCAGCTGCGCCGCCCCCGCGCTGCCCCAGCGGGCGCAGGCGCGCCGCCACCGCCACCGGATGCGCCCAGCGCACCGCCGCCCTGGCCTGAGCCGGACGACGACTGGAGTGCCCAGCTCGTACGCATCAAGGGCGGCAACCTCGCCTCGCACCCGGTCAACGTGTCGACGATCCTGCGCAACGATTCGACGTGGCGCGGTGTGGTGTCGTTCGATGAGTTCTCGAACCGCGTCGTGAAGCGTGCTCCGCCACCCTACGCGCACGGCCGCGCCGGCGAGTGGGTCAGCGACGACGACAGCCGCACCGCCGCGTGGCTGGCGCAGGTGTACGGGCTGGTGGTGTCGAGCATTCAGGTGCTCGAAGCCGTCGAGATGGTGGCGCGCGAGTCGCCCGTGCATCCCGTACGTGAGTACCTGCAGGGCCTCACCTGGGACGGCACGCCGCGCCTCGCTCACTGGCTGATCGATCACGCTGGCGTCGAGGACACCGAGTACACCCGCGCCGTGTCGCAGTTCTTCCTGCGCGCGATGGTGAAGCGGGTGATGGAGCCCGGCTGCAAGTTCGACTACTGCCTGGTGCTGGAGGGCAGCGAGGGCCTGCGCAAGTCATCGCTGGCGATGCTGCTTGGCGGCCCGTGGTTTTCCGACACCGACCTCGACCTGACGCACAAGGATTCGATGGCTGCCCTTCAGGGCAAGTGGCTGCACGAGTTCAGCGAGATGGACTCGGTGACCCGCGCAGAGGCGGCGAAGCAGAAGAGCTTCCTGTCGAGGCAGGTCGACGAATTCCGCCCGGTGTACGGCCGGCGGCAGATCAGCTGCCCGCGGCAATCCGTATTCGTGGGTACCACCAACGAGGATGAGTACATCAAGGCCGGGCAGGGCGCGCGGCGTTTCTGGCCCGTGCGCGTGCCGCGCGAGATTGACATCAACGCCCTGCGGGAGGCTCGCGATCAACTGTTCGCTGAGGCCATGCAGGACTATCTGGCCGGCCTGCCGTGCGCGCCGGACAGCGAGATGCAGCGCGAGCTGTTCCGCCCCGTGCAGTCGCGCCGAGTGGTGCAGGAATCGATGATCGATGCGCTGCACGACTGGGTGCTCGAGCCAGGGGCCGATGAGCTAACGCGCCGCATGGCGAACGCCAGCTGCTTCTCGTTGGCCGACGCGGCACTGCGAGGACTGCACATCAGCCCGGCGCAGCTTACCCGGGATCTGGAAACCCGCATCGGCAAGGCCCTACGCGCGCTTGGCTGCGAGCGCATCGAGAAACGCAACGGCATGAGTCGCTTCTGGTACAAGCCCCCCGCGAGAAATGGGGCCACGTCAGAGGAAGCGACCGCACCGGAGCACAACCCGTTCGCCGGCGATGGTCATGTAGATATCTGAAACAGGGAGGGTTCCATACCTTCCACACTGAAATCAGAACCCCCGCGTGAGGCGCGCGAGGGCGCGCAGGGGCGCGCACCCGCGCGCACGCCGCACGTAACACACCCATCAGGTATGGAAGGTATGGAACCCATGATCAACCGACACCCGATGCACCTGAGACTCACCGACTGGGCCTACTGGGTAACCGCCCGCGGCGAGGGCAAGGTCGGCGCTATGGGCTACAGCAAGTGCACGCTCGCCGATTGGCGGTCCGGGGACGGCTATGACGGATCCGCGCACTCGGCCGTGCCCGTCAATGCGATTCAGTGCAGACGCACGCACGATGCGATTCAAGCGTGCGAGCCGTGGCAGCGCGAGGTGCTGACCTGGTACTACGTGCAGGCCCTGACCCTGCGCACGATCGCGCAACGTCTGACCGTGGCCAGCCCCGAGACCGCACAGCGCCGCGTGCTGGCGTCGCTCGACGCGGTCGAAACCGTTATCCACACTCCCGCTTGATCGGATCGAACAGATGGCGATAATCCAGCTAACCTCGGCAGCAGTACCGGCGGGGGATCGGACGACGGCGATGCAGTTCCCAGCGTGTGACTTCCTCCCATGTGCTGGCCTTAGAGGCCCCGCGACCTGCATGTCAGGCTCGGGGCCTCGTTTTTTCTCGGTCATGAGGGCGACGGGGCGGCAGGGTCGGCCGAGTGACGGGTCCTTCCAGAGCCTTTTCACCTGCGAGCGGAAAGCCCGCGTTTTTCGCGCAGTGTCGGTGACTGGTCGGACTGGTCGGAGGGCTGGTCATGGGTGACCAGTACATCAGCCTTCGGGCCTACAGCCGGATGCGGGGCGTGTCGCTGTACGCGGTGCAGACTGCGATCGCGAGCGGCCGCGTGACGGCCGTGCGGCGCGATGCCAAGGGCAAGATCACCGGCATCGATTCGGTGAAAGCGGATGCGCAGTGGGCGGCGAACACGGATGCGACCGAGGCGGCGCGCACCGGTGCCGATCCGTTCCGCGGTGCGGTGGTGCAGCCCGACCTGGTGGATCGTGCCAGCGTGGAGCCGCCGCCGGCCGGGCCGAGTGACACCGCCGAGTATCAGGCGTCTCGAGCGAAGCGGGAGGAATACCAGGCGGAGATGGCCCGGCTCACGCTGCTCGAGCGGCTCGGGCAAGTCGGCTCGATCGAGGGGTTCCTGCGGGCGGTGACCGACGCGGCCCAGCTCACGCAGGACAGGATCCTGCAGGTGCCCAGCCGGATCTCGACGTCGCTGGCGGTCGAGACCGACCCGATCAAGATCGAAACGCTGCTGACGCGCGAGCTCAAGGACGCACTCGATGGGATCGCTCAACGAGCCGCCGAGCTTGCACAGCCTGCCCCAGGGCCTGGCTGATTCCTACGCGGCCACGCTGGCCGCATACGCCCGGGCGATCGCGCCCGAGCGTGACATGACGGTGTCGCAGTGGGCCGATGCGCACCGGAAACTCACCACCACATCGAGCGCCGAGCCGGGCCCCTGGCGCACCAGTCGCACGCCGTACCTGCAGGAGATTATGGATGCGCTGACCCCCAGCCATCCGATGACCGACGGGGTCTTCATCAAGGGCACGCAGCTCGGGGGCAGCGAGGCGCTCTACAACTGGATCGGCTTCGTCATCGACCGATCGCCCGGGCCGGCGATGCTGGTGATGCCCACCAGCGACACGGCGAAGCGGATCTCGAAGCAGCGCCTGGCGCCGATGATTGCCGAGTCGCCGGTGCTGCGGGCGAAGGTGGCCGAGGCGCGGGCGCGAGACAGCGGCAACACAACGCTGATGAAAGAGTTTCCCGGCGGGATGCTGGCCCTGGTGGGCGCGAACAGCGCGCCCGGCCTGCGGTCGCTGCCGGTGAAGTACCTGCTGATGGACGAGATCGACGCCTACCCGGCGGACGTCGGCGGCGAGGGGGATCCGGAAGAGGTCGCTGAGAAACGCACCGACACGTTCGGCGCCCGTGCGAAGCGCATGCGGGTGTCGACCCCGAAGATCAAAGGCAGCAGCCGGATCGACCGGCGCTACAAGGAAGGGACACAAGCGAAGTTCCACCTGCCGTGTCCGCACTGCGCGCACGAGCAGGTGCTGCGCTGGTCGCAGATGCGCTGGACGGTCGTGCAGAAGCACGAGCTGGTGTGCCAGAGCTGCGGCACAGTGAGCGAGGTCGAGGCTGGTGCGGCGACTGCCTGCGGCGCATGCGGGCACGCGAACCCGGCCGAGGCCGTGCGGGCGCTGCCCACCGACGATGTCAGCAGCGTGCACTACGAGTGCGAGGCGTGTGGATTCGAGATCGCCGAGCATCACAAGGCCGAGCTGCTCGGCCGCGGCCGGTGGATCCACGCAGCACCAGGGCGAGGGGAGGTGATCGCAGACGACGACCCGCACCCGTGGGCGATCTGGGCGCGGATCGGCGGGGCGGTGAAGCGGTTCGTGCCGGCGTTCGTCAAGCCGCTGAGCTGGCACCTGCCGGCGTTGTACTCACCGCTCGGCTGGTTCAGCTGGACGAAGGCGGTGCGCCAGTACCTGCGGGCGCAGGCCGGCGGCTACGATGAAGAGACCGAAGAGCCGCTGCTGCAGGTGTTCCACAACACGGTGCTCGGTGAAGCGTTCGAGGTCGAGGGCGAGCAGCCCCAGTCGGAGATCCTGAGCCAGCGCGCCGAGCCGTACCGGCTGCAGACCGTGCCGCGCGAGGCGCTGATCCTGACGTCGGGCGTCGACGTGCAGGGCGATCGCCTCGAGTACTTGGTGCAGGGCTGGGGGCGCAACGAACAGCAGTGGACGATCGACTACGGGCGGATTCACGGCGAGCCGCTGGACCTGGGCCCGGAAGGTCCTTGGGCGCAGCTCGAGCTGCTGCTGGAAAAGGCATACCCGCACGCCGGCGGCTCGACGCTGCGGATCACGGCGATGGCGGTGGACTCGGGCTTCCTGACCTCGACGGTCTACCTGTGGACCCGGAAGTGGCAGCACCGGCATGTGTTCGCGACGAAGGGCCAGAGCGAGCCCGGCAAGCCGATTCTCGGCAGGCCGACGCTGCAGGACATCAGCCACCGCGGTTCGGTGATCAAGGGCGGCATCAAGGTCTGGCCGATGGGCTCGGACATCGCGAAGGAAAACATCTACCGCGCACTGGAGCAGGAGGCCGGCGGCTTCGCCCAAGTGCACTTTCCGGCGAACCTGCCGAATGAATTCTACGAGCAGCTGACTGCGGAGAAGCTGCTGCGCAAGCGCACAGCGCGCGGTGAGCGGCGCGAGTGGGTCCTGGCGAACGGCAAGCGCAACGAGGTGCTCGACCTGTTTGTGATGGCGCGCGCGTCGGCCGAGTACGCCGGCATCCGGCGCGTGAACTGGGACGCGCTCGATCGCGTCGTCAATCCGCTGCAGCAGGATCTGTTTGCAGGCAAGGACACCCCCGAGGCGATTGCCTCAGAGACCGCGCGGGACGGTCTGGCTGGCGCAAGCGAGCCGAAGGCGCCGCTGGTGGGGGCGGCGTCATCCCGCACCCCTGCAGTGGCAGCACCCGCGGGGCGACCGGGCGGTCGCCGGCCTGGTGGGTTCATCAATGGATGGCGGCGCTGAGCCGTCGCAGATGTCTGCATTGAGGAGTATCGAATGGCATCCCTGATCTTTACCAGCTTCCTCGAAGACCTGGCGCGCGGTGCCATTGACATGGACACCGACACCTTCAAGGTGATGCTGGTCACCTCGGCCTACACCGAGAACAAGGACACGCACACGAAGCGGTCCGACATCGCGAACGAAGTGAGCGGCACCGGCTACACCGCGGGCGGAAACACGTCCGCGATCACGGTGACGAAAGACACGGCGAACGATCGCTTGGACATCACGCTCGGTGCGGTGTCCTGGCCGAGCTCCACGATCACTGCACGCAAGGCGGTGTACTACAAGAGCCGCGGCGGCGCATCCAGCGCCGACGAGCTGGTGGCCGTGAACGACTTCGGCTCTGACGTGACCTCGACGGGCGCCACGTTCTCGCTGGCGCTGTCGACCGTGCGCTTCCAGAACTGATCGACGATCATGGGAACCGACAACGTAGGGTACACACCGGGTTCCGGCGCAAAAGTCGCTACGCGCGAGGTCTCGTATTCCGGTGAGCTGGCGCATTTGCAAGTCGCCGGGCTTGCCACCCTGAGCGGGCCTGACGACGACAAGATTGCGGTCGATGTCTCGGAAGCCAACCCGATGCCGGTGGCCGCATACGGTGAACTGATCGAGGCCATCGAGTCAATGCGATTCGCCATCGGCGCGTTGACCAAGACCATCGGTTTCGCGCTGCCCAACGCATCGGGCCAGCCGGTCATGGAGGCGCGGCAGGCAACAGCGGCGAACTTGGTTATGACGGTCGGCTCGATTGCAGGCGGTCAAACGATCGCCACGGTTTCGACTCTCACGAATCAGACGCAGATCGGCGGCTTTGCCGCGAACGATCAAATCCCCGCGCTGATGCACATGCAGGCGGACTCCCTTCGACGCAACATCGCGGTGACCTGATGGCTACGACAAACGGCAATCGCAAAATCCTCGACCTCAAGCGGTGGGAGTTCTGTGCGCCATCGCCTGTTGCATCGGTGGCCGGTTCGTTCATCATCTCGTCGCGGAACTTCCGCCAGCAGCAGATGCTGATCACCAGCAACACTGCGGCCGCAATCTACAACCCGTCCGAGGATGGCTGGGTCAACCTGCCCTCGCCTGCGCTGGCAGGCACCTTCGGAGCCGGGGCCAGCGGCACGGCAGGTGCATGGTCCACCGGCGCGACCGTGGGCGTGGCATCGCTGACCGCGACCGCTGGCACGACCAGCACGATCACGACCAACCAGACGCTGGCGCGTGATCTGCGCGGCTACAAGGTGTTGATCATGGCAGGCCCGAACAACGGCCTGGTGCTCGACATCGTGAGCAACACGGTCGGCACGAACGCCGTAATCACCGTCGCCACGCAGGCCAGCGCGTTCAGCGCATCGACGGTCTACCGGCTGCTGACGCCGCGATTCTATGTCGTCGGTGCAGGCACGCTGGCTGCGGGTTCGTTCCGCGTCTACGACTACGCGACAAACACCTGGAACACGCTCTCGCAGACCGGCCTTCCTGCATCCATCGGAACAGACGGCAAGCTCATTGCCACCCCGTCGATTGTCGATGGCGCGTTCAAGTCGTTCGCCACCGGGACCGCGACCAGCGCGACCGGCACGACCCTGACGCAGACCGGCAAAACTTGGACCGCGAGCCAGTGGGTCAACTCGCAGGTGCGAATCACGGGCGGCACGGGCGCGGGCCAGATTCGCACGATCACGGCAAATACCGCCGACACGCTGACCGTCGCGACGTGGACGACCAACCCGGACGCGACCTCGACCTACGACATCTCGGGCAACGACAACTTCCTGTACTACATCGGCAACAACGCGGTGACGCTGTACCGCTACGACATCGCGGCGAACACATGGTCAACGCTGTCGCCGGGCGTTGCGCGAGGCGGCGCACCGGGGGCGGGCATGTCGGGGCATTGGGTGCATTCGGCACCGGAGTCGGAGTGGACGAACGAAAGCGCCATCATCAACGGGCGCTACATCTACTCGTTCCGTGGCGCTGCTGGCGCGCTGCTCGACCGCTACGACATCGCGGGCAACACATGGGCGGCGATCACCTACAGCCCAAACACCGAGACGTTCACGACCGGAACGAAGTACTCCCTGCACGACGGCACGCTGTACATCCAGAAGGAAGCGACGGGCCGCTGGTTTGCCTACAACTTCGCCCGCTCGGAGATGTTCCCGTGGTCCACGATGCTCTACCCGCAGGGCGCGGCGCTGCTCGGCGATACGGCGTTTGATGTGATCTACAAAGACGGCGCGACGGACATCTTCTACGTCTACATGCTGCTCAACACTTCGACCGTTCTGCTGCGGCAAATGGTGATCTGATGACAATCGCGGAACTGATACTGATGTGCGAGCGTCGGCTGACCCATCTTCAGAGCGTGCGAGGCTCTGCCGTCGCGCTGGGCGACATGCAACAGGCCGCTCGGATCGACGCAGACCTCGCCGAGACGCAGACGACGCTGAACCAGCTTCAAACCCTCGGGGAGTAAACCATGCTGCTCACGCTGCTCTCGCAGCAGGGCGGCGCTGGAGGCGCTAACGCGCCAGGTGCAACGCTGACGGCGACGCTGTCGCTCCTGGCCGGCGCTGGAACGGGCGAAGCCGCCGCGGGCGGCGTCACCAGTACGGCGGTTCTGAGTTTCATCCCCGGCGCTGCCACCTCGGGCGGCGTTGCAGGTAACGCATCCGGCGTCACGCTGACGGCGACGCTGTCGCTGCTCTCGGGCACGGCGACGGGTGCGGCATCAGCAGCCGGCGCAATCCTCACCGACACGCTTTCTTTCATCGCAGGCGCGGCAAGCGCAGGCGCGGTAGGCAACGCCTCTGGCGTTACGCTCACGGCGACGACATCACTGCTGGCCGGCACGGCATCGGGTGCGGCAAGCGCGGCGGGCGTCACGCCGGCAGTCATAACGAGCATTCTGCCGGGGGCCGCGACAGGCTCGGCGGCAGCAGCAGGGCAGGTGTTCAGCGCGGCGCTGTCGTTCGATGCAGGCGCAGCCACCGGTGTCGGCCTTGGTGCGGCGCCGGGGGTGCAGCTCACGGTGGTGACGACGCTGATCTCTGGTGCGGCGGTGACGTTCGCGACGCCCGAGAACAGCTCTCGAGTGCGCATCGGATCTCCGGATATGCGTGATGCCACACGAATCGGGTCTGCGGCAATGCGCGACGTCAAGCGTATCGGGGGCAGCGTGCTGAAGAAAAACAACCGACCCACCCGGCACTGAGGCGACGATGCAGTCAAAGCTGATCGCAGGCGATAGCCTGAGGTTCTCCTCGTCGGTGCCGGACTACCCGGCATCCGACGGCTACACGCTCACCTACAAGCTCGTCCGGCGCGATGCCGCCGGCGGGCCGATCACGATCGTCGCTGCTTCCGATGGTGACGGCTACCTCGTCGACGTGCTGCCCGCGACGACCGCCAGCTGGACGCCGGGCAAATACACCTGGGCCGCCTACGTCACGAAGACCGGCGAGCGGTACACGGTCGAGACGGGCGAGGTCGAGATCCTGCCCGACCCGGCAGTGTCCGGCGCCCCGCTCGACATGCGCAGCCAGGCGCGCAAGGCGCTCGACGATCTCAACGCTGCCCGGGCGACCTGGGTGGCCACCGGTGGCCGCGTGAAGCGGTACTCGATCGCGGGTCGTGACATCGAATACAAGGACGCGGCCGAGATCGACATGGAGATCAACTACTGGACGAAGCAGGTCGGCGAAGAGCAGACGTCGGCAGACCTCGAGGCCGGCCGCCGGCCGAAAAACCGCATCTTGACGCGCTTCGTGCGCCCGAGCTGACGATGGGCTTCCGGGACTGGTTTACCGGCCTGCGGCGCGAGGCGGCGCCCTCGCGCGCGTCCGCGCGTGCCGAGCCGTCGTTGCGCGGCTCGACGAGCCTGGGCGCGCCGCCCAACCGCGCGCTGCGCTCGTTCATGGCGGCGAGCAACGACAGGCTGGTCGCCGACCTGTTGTCGATCGGCGGCCTGGTGTCGGGCAACAGCGAGATCCGGCAGTCGCTGCGCACGATGCGCATGCGTTCGCGCCAGCTGGCCAACGACAACGAGTACGCGAAGCGGTTCTTCCAGCTGCTGCGAAACAACGTCGTCGGGGCGAAGGGCTTCGACCTGCAGATGAAGATCTACAAGCCGCGCGGGCAGCTCGACGTCGCGGCGAACAACACGATCGAAGAGGCGCACGCCGCATTCTCGAAGATCGGCGTCTTCTCGGCCTGCGGCACGATGAGCCGGCGCGCGTTCGATCGCGCCGCCGTGACCCAGTGGGCCCGCGACGGCGAGGTGCTGGTCGAGGTCCTGTACGGGCAGCGTTTCAACCGGTTCGGCATCGCGTTCAGCCTGCTCGACCCGGACTTGATCGATGAGGCCCTGAACATCGGCAGCGGCGGGGCGATGCCCGGCTACGGGCGGATCGAGGGCGTCGAGATCCGCATGGGCATCGAGCGCGACCAGTACGGCCGCCCGCTGGCCTACTGGATGCACAACACGCACCCCAACGATGACGTGGTCAACGTCGGGTTTCAGCGGCACCGCCGCGTGCCGGCAGATCGGATCATCCATCGCTTCCTGCGCGATGAGCAGCGCGCCGGTACCAGCCGCGGCGTGCCGTGGCTGTTCGTGGCGATGCGCCGCCTGGCGATGCTCGGTGGCTACGAGGAGGCCGCGCTGGTCAACGCGCGCCAGGGCGCTTCGAAGATGGGCTTCTACACCCAGCCGAACGACGATGCGGCGCTGGTGGCCGATGGCAGCAAGGTCTCGGACGTCAAGGATCAGAACGGCAACCTGATCACCGAGGCTGAGCCCGGCGTGTTCGGCGTGCTGCCGAAGGGCTGGGGCTTCGAGACCTACGACCCGACCTACCCGTCGGACGCGATGGACGGGTTCGTGAAGTCGATGCTGCGCGCGTTCGCCGCCGGCGTCGGCATCAACTACAACGTTTTGGCCAGCGACCTGGAGAACGTCAACTACTCATCGCTGCGGCAGGGCGCGCTCGAGGATCGCGACACCTACGAGTCGATCCAGCACACGTACATCGAAGAGGTCGCGCTGCCGATGTTCGAGGCGTGGCTGCGCATGGCGCTCGACCTCGGCCAGATCGGCCGGCTGCCGATGGACGGCTTCGATCGGTTCAACAAGCCGGTGATGATCCCGCGCACCTGGCGCTGGGTCGATCCGCTGAAAGAAGTCAGCGGCAAAGAGAAGGAGCTGCAGCTCGGTATCACCACGCGCACGCGCCTGTGTGCCGAGCAGGGCATCGACTTCGAGCAGCTGGTCGATGAGCGCAAGCGCGAGGAAGACATCCTGCGCGCGGCCGGTATCACGCTGGGCGCACCCGCGCCGGCAGCCCCCGCGGCCCCGGCCGCAGCACAGACCCCCGCAGAGCCTGCGGACGACGACGAAGACGAGGTAGCAGATGCCTGATCGAGCGATGAACCTGGACCGCGCGAGCGAGACCTTCCGCACGGAGTTCCGTGCGGCGCTGGAGCAGCTGCAGGTGGGCGAGCGGATCCGCGTCGGCGACGTGGTCGGTGCGCTGCCCTCCAGCCAGCCGGCGCAGGGCGAGCGGGCCGAGCAGCCCGCGGTCGTGCAGTTCCTCGGCAGCCGCATCGGCCGCGAGGCGATCGACGAGGAAGGCCGCACCGTCGCGCTGTCGTTTTCCAGCGAAGAGCCGTACGAACGCTGGTGGGGCATCGAGGTGCTCGGCCACCAGCGTGGCGAAGTGGACATCAACTGGGTCGGTTCAGGGCGGGCACCGCTGCTGGCCGATCATGACACGAAGCAGCAGATCGGCGTGGTCCTGAGCGCCGAGCTGGGGACAGACCGGCGAGGTCTGGCAAGCGTGCGATTCGGAAAGAACGCGCGTGCTCAGCAGGAATGGCAGGACGTGCTGGATGGCGTGCGCGTCAACGTGAGCGTCGGCTACGAAATCCGCGAACTCGAGCTGGTGAAGCAAGAGGGCGAGGTGAAGACGTACCGCGTGACCGACTGGCAGCCGCTCGAAGTGAGCCTGGTCTCGATCCCGGCCGACATGACCGTCGGTGTCGGGCGCGAGGGTGGGCTGGAACTCAATCCGCCGGCCGTCGTTCCGGCCGCAGCGAAACCCGTGAAACTCAAGGAGAAAGCAATGCCCGAAATCACCGCAGGCGACATCGTCGTCGCCGAAACCGCAGCCCGCGAGGCGGCCCAGAAAACCGAACGCGAGCGCGCGGCCGGCATCCTCGAGCTCGGCACCCGGCACAACATGCGCCAGGTCGCCGAGGAGCACATCCACAAAGGCACCAGCCTCGAGCTGTTCCGCGGCCTGATGCTCGACGAGCTGCACAAGCGCGGCAGCGACAAGCCGCTGCAGAACCCGGCCGCCCAGATCGACCTGTCGGCGAAAGAGGTCCGCCAGTTCTCCGTCGCGCGCTACTACCGCAGCCTGATCGACAAGGACAGCAGCGTCGCCCCCTTCGAGCACGAGTGCGCGAAAGCGGTGCGCGAGGCGCTGGAGCGTGCCGGCCAGCACGCGCGCGGCAAGGGCAACTTCCTGCCCTATGACGTGCTCGCCTCGCAGGTGCCGGGCGTGCGCTCGGTCGACGGCCACCTGATGATCGGTGACCGCGTGATCGGCGCCCAGCGGGATATGTCGACGTCGACCACCGGTGCCGGTGGCGCGATGGTCGCCACCGACCTGCTCGCGGCCGACTTCATCACGCTGCTGCGCAACGCCTCGCTCGTGCGCCGCATGGGCGCCCGTGTCCTGGGCGGCCTGGTGGGCAACGTCGCGATCCCGCGGCAGACCGCCAGCATCACCCTCAACTGGGTGGCGCAGGCCGGTGCATCCACCGAGTCGGACGCGACCTTCGCGCAGGTGACCCTGTCGCCGAAGACCGCCCACGGCATCCAGGACGTGACGCGCGACCTGCTCCTGCAGGGCACCCCGGCGGTCGAGGGGCTCGTGCGGATGGACCTGATCGAGTCGATGGCCACCCAGCTCGACGCGATCGCGCTGCACGGCACCGGTGCATCGAACCAGCCGACGGGCCTCGCAGCCACGGCGGGTATCGGCTCGGTGGCCGGTGGCACCAACGGTCTCGCGCCGACCTGGGACAACATCGTCGACCTCGAGTCGGCGGTGGCCAACAACAACGCGGCCGTGAACGCCGTCGGTTACCTCACGAACACCCGCGTGCGCGGTCGCCTGAAGCGCACCCAGAAGTTCGCGAGCACCAACGGGCAGGAGATCTGGATGCCCCCGATGGCCGGCGACGATGCGGCGCTGTACGGCTCGCTCAACGGCTACCGGGCCGGTGTGTCGAACAACGTCAGCAACACGCTCGTGAAGGGCTCCTCGGGCGCGGTCTGCTCGGCGATCTTCTTCGGCAACTGGAACGACCTGCTGATCGGCGAGTGGGGCACGGCGGAGATCCTGCCGGACGAAGTCACCCAAGCCGCCAACCGGATCGTGCGGATGCACGTGTACCAGACGCTCGACATCGCGGTGCGTCGTGCGCAGTCGTTCGCGGCGATGCTCGACGCGCTGACGGTCTAACCGGCCGGCAGGTCTCACGGTAGTGCTGCAGTACTCCGGCGCTGCGTTCCCCGCAGCGCCGGAGGTTGTGCCCACCCATCAACGAGGACACCCGAACATGAAACGCATCCTGATCAACGACAACGTGCTGGTCCCCTCCGACATCGAGGGCCAGATGATGACCCTGTTCGTCGGCACCGTCGCCGACGTCGACGACAACACCGCCGGGCTCGTGGTGGCATCCGGCCGCGGCGCGTACGTGAAAAAGGACGACGCCGGCAAGTACGAGCGGGCGGTGGTCGACACCACCCCGGTCGAGTCGGCGGCGGCGCCGGCCGAGAAGGCCGAGAAGCAGCCCGGCAAGTAGGCGCTGACCGATGCCCTACACGGACGACGCCTCGGAGTTCTTCGCCGAGGATGACTTTGCCGAGGTGGTAACCATCGCTGGCGCGTCCGTGCGGGCGATCTTCGACAGTACCTACGCGCGCGCGGGCGGCATCGTG